TTGGCCCGTCAGGTAATTTTGTAGGCAACCGGCCCGTATTGCTGGATGACGCCACCTATTACCGCGATGCTGGCACCAATGTGTCTTACGGCATTAAGTTCATCAATCAACAGCAGTACGACGGCATTGCTGTTAAGACCGTCACATCAACGTACCCACAGGTCATTTTTGTCAACATGACCTACCCTGACGTTACGATGACTGTTTACCCGCAGCCTACACGGGACTTGGAATGGCACTTTATTTCGGTTGAGGAGTTGACCCAGCCCGCCACTTTGGTGACCAACATTCTGTTCCCACCAGGCTATCTGCGGGCGTTCACCTACAACTTGGCAATGGAGATCGCACCTGAGTTTGGCGTAGAGCCAAGCCCCCAAGTGCAACGCATTGCAATGACCAGCAAGCGCAACCTGAAGCGCATCAACAATCCTGACGACATCATGTCAATGCCTTACGCCATTGTGTCTTCACGTCAGCGGTTCAATATTTTTGCAGGTAACTATTAAAGGTTATTATGGCAACTAATAAACTTAATAACGCTGCTTTTGTCAATATGTTAGCTTGGCAAAATACACCTCGTATTCCTCGTGAAGGAGGCGCACCAGGATACAAAGGTTTGGGTTATTTTGGGTCATTGCCTTCAGTAGGTGAGGAAGGTAAGCCTTCTTACTCTACTGAGTTAGCTGGTGAAATGGAAGGCATTCATTTTCCTTTATTGGTTCCTACACTATCTAAAGATGAATTAGACCATCTATTAGCTGGCAAACCTGCTACAGATGCCATATGGAAAAAAGCCTACGAACACGCGGTAATGCGAGGGCGAGGCGCTAAAAGCCCGTTTGCTACGCAGTACGATATGCCAGTTGAAAGACCTTAATGCAAACCCCAATTCTTGGCTCCAGCTATGTTGCTCGCAGCATCAACGCTGCCGACAACCGCATGGTCAATCTGTATCCAGAAGCCACGCCAGACGGTGGCAAAACTGCGGCTTTTTTGACGCGTTGCCCTGGATTGGAATTTTTGCAAACAATTGGCACAGGCCCCATTCGTGCCCTTTGGGCGCACCAAACCAATGGGTCAAACATCTTTGTGGTGTCTGGCAATGAGGTCTACAAACTTGACGGTATGACATCTGCGCCCACTTTTTTGGGTAATGTGACCGGCACGGGCCCCGTGTCTATTGCTGACAACGGAACCCAGCTTTTCTTTGCCTGCAACCCTGACAGCTACATCTACAACGAAGTCACCGATGTGTTTCAACAGATCACTGACCCAGATTTCCCTGGCGCGGTGACTGTAGGCTATTTGGACGGTTATTTTGTGTTCAATGAGCCCGACAGCCAAAAGGTGTGGGTGACGTCGCTGTTGGATGGTCTGTCGGTCGATCCGCTGGACTTTGCCAGCACTGAAGGCTCACCCGACGGCTTGGTGGCCATCAACATAGACCACCGTGAAGCATGGATGTTTGGCACCGACTCAATTGAAGTCTGGTACGACGCTGGCTTGGCCGACTTCCCGTTGACCCGCATCCAAGGCGCTTTTAACGAAATTGGCTGTGTGGCTGCGTTCTCAGTGGCCAAGCTGGATAACGGTTTGTTTTGGCTGGGCACTGATGCTCGTGGCCAAGGTATTGTCTACCGAGCAAACGGCTACACCGGCCAGCGCGTATCAACCCACGCCATTGAGTATGCAATTGCTCAATACGGCAACATTTCAGACGCGGTGGCCTACACATACCAACAAGAAGGCCACGCTTTTTACGTGCTGACGTTCCCTACAGGTAACGCCACATGGGTCTACGACGTGGCCACCCAAGCGTGGCATGAACGTGCTGGCTGGGACAACGGTTCTTTTACCCGTCATCGGTCTAACTGCCAATGCAACTTTATTGGCAACACCATTGTTGGTGACTTTGAAAATGGCAACATTTACAAAATGACCTTGGATGTCTACGCCGACTATGATGAGCCTCAAAAATGGTTGCGGTCATGGCGAGCCTTGCCCAGCGGCCAGAACAACCTCAAGCGTACCGCCCACCACAGTTTGCAATTGGATTGCGAATCCGGCACTGGTTTGGCCACTGGCCAAGGCAATGACCCGCAGGTCATGTTGCGTTGGTCAGATGATGGTGGCCACACTTGGAGTAGTGAGCATTGGTCACCAATGGGCAAGATCGGCGCGTACTACCAGCGGGTGTTCTGGCGTCGGCTTGGCATGACGCTTAAGCTGCGGGATAGGGTCTATGAAGTGTCTGGCACCGATCCTGTAAAGGTCGCCATTATGGGCGCTGAATTGATTCTGAGCCCGACCAATGCCTGAACAACTCAATATAACGAACCTACCTTCGTCGCGGGTCGAGTTTATCGACCCTCGCACGGGTTTGATGTCGCGTGAGTGGTATCGGTTTTTTCTAAACATATTCACTTTGGTTGGCGGCGGCAACAACCAGACATCTTTGGATGATCTGCAACTTGCGCCTCCATTTGTGCCTGCAACTGCGGGCGGCGGCTCAGGCACGGTCACATCGGTCAATGTGTCGGGCGGCACCACAGGCTTGACCGCCAGCGGTGGCCCAATCACCACCACAGGTACCATTACCCTTGGTGGCACCTTGGCAATCGGCAGTGGCGGCACGGGCGCTACATCAGCGGGCGGCGCGCCATTTGCGCTCAAAGGTGCCAACACCGACATCACCTCGGTCACGCTGACCAGCGGCACGATCACCACCGCGCCCACATCAAGCAACGATATTGCCAACAAGTCTTACGTTGACAGCATTGCTACCAACGTCAATTTCCATAGCGCATGTAGCTACGCCACAGCCGCAGTGTTGCCAGCCAACACCTACAACAACGGCACCGGCGGCGTAGGCGCAACTCTGACTGCCAACGCCAACGGTGCGTTGGTTGTGGACAGCTACACGTTTGTGTCGCCTGGCGACCTTAACAAGCGGGTGCTGGTCAAAGATGAGGCCGCAGGGGCCAACAACGGTGTCTATACGGTTACCCAAGTTGGTTCGGCCAGCTTGCCCTACATTCTGACTCGCGCAACGGATTACGACACCAGCGGCACAGGCGTAGACCAAATCGACCAAGGCGACATGATGTTGGTGCTGTTTGGCACGGTCAACGCCAACACTTCTTGGGTGCAACAGACCCCGCTGCCGATCACTGTGGGCACCACGGCGCTGGTGTTTATTGAATTTGCTGCGGTGCAAACGTACACTGCTGGTACAGGGTTATCCCTAATTACCAACCAGTTTTCAATTACAAATATCGGCACGGCGGGCACTTACGGCTCGGCCACACAAACGCCGGTATTGACCACCAACGCGCAGGGTCAGGTCACAGGGGTTACCAACACCACGATCACGCCTGCGGTGGGCTCAATCACAGGTTTGGCCACGGGCGTAGCAACCTTCTTGGCCACGCCGTCCAGCGCCAATTTGGCGGCGGCAATGACGGACGAAACCGGCACTGGCTTGCTGGTGTTTGCTACTTCGCCCACCTTGGTGACACCGATCCTTGGCGTTCCGCAATCGGGGGACTTCAGCATTGGCACGTTCACTTGGCCAACCTTTAACCAGAACACCACCGGCACAGCGGCCAACGTCACAGGCACTGTGGCCGTGGCCAACGGCGGTACAGGCACGGCCACACCCGCGCTGGTTGCAGGCACCAACGTCAGCATCACAGGCACTTGGCCAAACCAGACGATCAACTCCAGCAACCCTGGTGGCACGGTCACTTCGGTAGACGCAACCGTACCTTCATTTTTATCGGTTACCGGCGGGCCAATTACGACATCGGGCACCTTGGCCATCACCTACTCAGGAACGGCTTTGCCTATTTTGAACGGTGGCACTGGCCAAACAACGGCTGGCGCAGCGTTTAACGCTTTGTCGCCCATCACCACCACGGGCGACCTGATCATTGGCAACGGCACCAACAGCGCCACAAGGCTGGCCATTGGGGCCAACAACTACGTTCTGACATCCAACGGCACCACGGCGGTTTGGGCGGTGGCCAGCGGTAGCGGGGCGACGATCACCAATGACACGACCACGGCCACCAACATCTATCCGTTGCTTGCCGCCGCTACCAGCGGCTCGTTGGCCACGGCGTATACCAGTAATGCCAAGTTGCTGTACAAGCCATCTACGGGCGAATTTTTGTCCCAGCAATTTAATGCGGGCAACGGAATTTACGTCAACAGCAAAACCGTTTCAACGAGTTACACTATAGCCACTGGAAATTCAGGCATGTCGGCTGGGCCGATCACCATTGCTAGCGGTCAGACTGTGACAATTGCGTCAGGTTCCCGCTGGGTTGTTTTGTAAAAGGTGCTTCAATGACTGTAACTGCCAAAAATCTAGTGCCAGCCAAAACTGTTGAGGCAACGCAGACAACGCAATATATTGCCAATGGCGTGACCACAATTATCGACAAATTCACAGCGACCAACTACAGTGGTTCATCGGCCACCATCAGCGTCAACTTGATCACGGCCACGGGCACCGCCAGCAATGACAACTTGATCGTCAAGCAACGCACCTTGGCCGCATCTGAGACTTACATCTTTCCTGAACTTGTTGGCCAGATATTGCCTTCTGGGGGTTTTATCTCCACAATTGCAGGTACAGCCAGCGCCATCAACATGCGCGTCAGCGGAAGGGAAGTCTCGTGAGTTTTATAGAACCTGAAGTCAAGCATCATTTTGGCGGCGGTGTTTACGCCAAAGAAACAATCATCCCTGCGGGCAAATGGTTGGTACAACACGCGCACAAACATGATCATCTGTCTGTGCTGGCTAAAGGTTCAATTGAATTGATTGTTGACGGCGCAAGTTCGGAACTACACGCGCCAGCTTGCTTAAAAATTCAAGCGGGCAAACATCATGGGGTTCGGTCTTTGACAGATGTAATTTGGTATTGCATTCACGCAACTGATTGCACTGATGAAGACGAAGTTGATGAAATAATGATTGCACCTGTAGATCAAAAACAAGTGCGTAATATTGCTCAGTGTTTGAGCGAAGGAGTTTGATATGCCTTGGATGATACCCGTTGCGATTGGCGTCAGTTCTTACATGGGGGGAAGGTCGGCAGAAAGAGCTGCAGACACGCAAGCCGCCGCAATGGACCGCGCTTCGCAATTGCAATACAAACAATACCAACAAGACGTAAAAAGACAAAAGCCTTTTTACGACGTGGGCGTCAACGCGTTGCCAGAATTGGTTTCAGCATCAAGATATGAGCCGTTTACTATGGATAAGTTTCAAGCTGATCCAGGTTACGCGTTTCGCTTGAGCGAAGGCCAAAAACAATTAGAGCGATCTGCTGCGGCCCGTGGTGGCTTGCTGTCTGGCGGCACGGGTAAGGCGTTGCAACGGTTTGGCCAAGAGATGGGTAGCCAAGAATACACCAACGCGTTCAACCGTTACCAAGCTGAGCGCCAAGCTCGTTTGGGGCCATTGCAGTCATTGACAGGTATGGGTCAGACAACCGCGCAACAACTTGGTGGTGCGGGGCAAAACTTGGCAACAAATGTCGGTAACAATATAGGCAGCGCGGCTGCGGCCAGGGCATCTGGGTATGTTGGTCAAGCAAACGCTTTGACGGGCGGTTTGAATACATATTTGAATTATCAAAACAACCAAAATATGGTAAACGCGTTGGAAAACAGAGGCGGAGGCTATGGGGGTGGGTACACGCCTACAACCGACTATTCAACAGGCGCAGATTACGGGTTTGGCTCTACTAGAAAATTATAAGGATAAAACATGCCTATTGATCCTAGAATTTCCCTTGGTGTTCAGCAACTTCAAATTGCTGACCCTTTGGCGCAATATGGCCAAGTGCAAAACATTTTGGCTGCTCAAGATCAAAGAAGAGCTGCGGGTACTCAAAACGAATTGGCGCAAGCGCAGTTGGGCCAAACTCGGATGGCGATTAAAGAAGTGCAAGAAGCGCAAGACTTTGTAACCCAAGTTATGGCCAAAGCCAAAGAAAACGGCGCGCCTACTGACGACCCTATGGACGCGGCTATGCAGATGCTGCGGCATCCAAACGCAAAAGTCCGAGCAGCGGGCCAAAGTTTGTTTG